TAAAATATTTAGATTATCTTGCAGAAAGTATGCAATTTGTTGTAAATGAAAATGTTCAATTGAAAAAAACAACAACAGATTTAATTAAACACAATGATTATCTTGCTGAAAACATTGAAAAAATAGGAAACTATTCAGAATATTTAGCTGAAAATCTTGACAAATCTATTGATTATGGTAAATATATTGCAGAAACTTTAGATAAAAATATTGATTTCTCAGAATATATAGCCGAACATGTAGATAAAAATATCAAATATTCAGAATACATTGCTGAAAATCTTGACAAATCTATTGACTATTCAGAATACATTGCTGAAAATCTTGACAGTTCTATTGTTTATTCAGAATATTTAGCTGAAAATCTAGATAATTCTATTGTTTATTCAGAATATGTAGCTGAAAATCTTGACAATAATATTGCATATTCAGAATACATTGCTGAACACGTAGATAACAACATATCTTATTCAGAATATATAGCTGAAAATCTTGATGATTCTATGGCTTATACAAATTACATCGCTGAAAGTTTGGATAAAACTATCGAAAAATCAAAACTTCTTACAGAAAAATTAAAAACTGGTAAAGTACTTGAAAATTTTGAATTCATAACAGAAGATGAAAATACTAAAGATATTGACATTAATGGATATTATGAAGATCAAGCTCCTACAATGGAAGGTCCAGCAGCAGAACCTGCTCAACCAACGACAGATCAGCCTATTACTCGACCAGTACAAGGTGAAGAAGTAGAAGGAGAAGGAGAAGAAGTTGAAGCTCAACCAGCTGTAGAAGGTGAACTACCAACAGAAGAACCAATTGAACCAACAGTTGAAGAACCAGTTCAAGGTGAAACTGAAGAAGGCGGATTACCAACACCAGGAGAAACAATTGCAGTAGGTGACAAAACAGGTGAAGTACTTGCAACTAATCCACAAAATGGTATGGTTGTTATACAATTGGACACTGAAGAAGAACCAGTTGAAGTACATGAATCTAAAATCACAAGACTAGGAAGCAAAGTACAAAAAATCGGAAACTCATTAAACGAAAGTATAAATAATTTGATCAATGAAACTAAAAAAAGAAAAGCTTCAGAAAATGATCAACCAAATTTTATGATGTTCTTAACAGAAAAAAGAAAAGCTGCTTATTATTCACTATCTAACGAAGACAAAATTAAAGTAAAAATGATGTTGAAAGAAAGTGAAGGTAAATATACAAGTGAAGTTCAAGTTATATCACTTATGAATGAAGCTCTTTCTCCAAAAAGAAAATCATTTAATGATTTATTAATTGAATCAATGCCATCTGAATTAACCATTATATGGGAAAAATTAGATGTAACTATTAAAAACCAAGTGTTGGCAACAGCAAGATTATTTCCCTCTTTAGATACAGTACAAAAATTTGAGAGTTTTTGGTATAGTAGAGACTTAGCACGTTACACAAACGAAAAACCTGCAAAACAATTAATTACAGAAAATCATATCGTAGATGGCTCAAAATTGAGTGAATCACAGATTGATTATTTCAAATCAGCCTTTGATAAATTGAATTCTTAAAAATAGAAAATTTTTCAAAAATAGAAAAAAATGACATTTTTTATAGAATATATATCATTACTGAAAACAAAGACTTTAATGTCTTAAAAAAATAATAAAAAAAATGAATTTAATAATTGACAATCAAAAAGCAGTAGCTAAATGGAAACCAGTTTTAGAAAACTTGGGAGTTGCTGACAATTACAAACAGAGATGGATGGCAGAGTATGCTGAAATGCATTCAATGAATGAAAACGTTGCTTATAGTACATTAGGTAACATGAATGGTATGGGTGCTGTACAAGCAGCTCAACCAGCAGGAACTCCAGGTTTAGTATGGGGTGATTATGGAGCAGGAACTCCAGGTGGAATTGGTTCTGGTGATATAGGACAAAATTTACTTCCAGTTTCTATGAAAATCGCTGCTCAAACTATTGGTTTGGACTTAGTTGCTGTTAAACCAGCTTCTTCTCCAAAAGTTGATATGTTGTTCGTAGATTTTAAATATGATAACTTAGCTGATTCTACATTGAAAGATGAAAGACCAATTATGTTCTCTATTAATATGTCTGATGCAACTGCAAAAGCTAACTTAAACACAGCTTTGAAAGCTTCTATGGCTCTTAAATTGGATGCTAATGGTATGCCAGTAAGAGAAAGAATTGGTGGCTTAACTGATTCAGTTTATGTTCACTTATCAGGTGGTTCTTTGGCAACTCAGGTTCCTAATATCGCTACTACTGCTGCTTATTTTGCATTAGGTGGTGTTGCTACTCCTGCAGATTTAAACGGATTTGATCCAATTTTGATCAACTATCCAGCAAATGGTGCCGCTCCAACAAAAGAAGGTTGGATGGAATTTTTAGGATGGTCTCGTATTAATGGTTATCCAATGTTTAGAATTTTCCGTCAATTCAATCCAGGTTCTAACAACGCAGGTTGGGGATTTGTGAATGATAGAAATACTTTTCCAACTGCTGCTTTCTCTATAGCTGCTATGTTGAATGATGGTGTATCTGTTGAAGTTGCATCTGGTACTTCTGCAAAACAAGCAATTGTTTTAAGTGGTGTTACTATTGACTTAGTATCATTGTTAGAAGATCATATTCCTGGTTTCTCAGCAGGTTGGTATTTGAAACAACCAATGACAAGAGATGAAGACGAAAGAACTTATCCAAACGTTATAGGACCAGATATTTTCACTAAAACTATACAAGTAGGTGATATCGAAATTTCTAGTTCATTAAAAAGAACTCAAATTGAAGATATTAAAGCTGCAACAGGTATGGACATCGTTCAAAAACTTGAATCAGTTCTTGTTAATGAGTTGACTCAGACTATTTCAAAACAAATCGTTTCGAAAGTAACTGAATTGGCTGACAAAAATAGAATTGCTTGGACAACTCCTAAGGACTCCGCTGGTGCTTCTAAATTCGACTTCAATGTTGATAATTATTTGAAAGTTGGTGCAGCTACCCCAGGTGGTGAAACTACTCACTCAATTCAGAGAAAACTTATTGCTAAAATCAATAATGCTTCTAACTTTATTGCAACTGAAGGTCGTGTAGGACCAGCTCAATACCTTGTAACAAATGGTAATTTGGCTTCTGTAATTCAGGACGTTGCTGGTTATACTCTTAATCCAGTAAAATCTAACTTAAATGCAAATGGACAATTATTCCCAATGGGAAATATTGGTAACATTTCAATTTATGTAGATCCTTACCAAAGATGGGATGATAACAGAATATTCTTAGGAAGAAAAAATAGTGTTGAACAGCCAGGTTTGGTATTCGTACCATATTTGATGGCCCAATCAATACAGTTAATTTCAGAAGCCACATGGGCCCCAAGAATGTTAATTCGTTCAAGATATGCTGTTGCTGATATTGGATTTTTTCCTTGGAAACAATTCATGACATTGTTAGTAACTGATAGTGCAGGTGTACTTATCTAATAGTTAGTATAATAATTAAAAAAGAGAGAATTTATTCTCTCTTTTTTTATATATACATTTGAGCTATTAAAAAATATTCAATTAGTATTTTAATAAAAACATAAACTTTTGTGCTATTAAACACTACGTAATATTAAATAAAAATACTATGTCAAAAAGAAACAACATACAAGATTTAATTAATAGAGCTAATATAGTTCATAATAATAAATATGATTATTCTCTTGTAAAAAATTATAATTCTATGCATGATTATCAAGATATTATATGCCCTGTGCATGGAATATTTAGTTTACCTTTACATTGGCATATAAATAAAGGAAGAGGTTGTAAAAAATGCGCTATTTATAATGTTACAGACACAAGAGAAATATTTATAGATAAATCGAATAAAATACACAATTTTAAATACAATTATGATAAAGTTGACTATATTACGAGTAGAAAAAAAGTTATAATAACTTGCTTAATACATGGCGATTTTTATCAAAAACCATGTGATCATATTAATTCTAAACAAGGATGTCCAATTTGCAACGAATCAAAAGGTGAAGCGTTAATATCTAATATATTAAAATCTTTTGATGTTTATTTTAAAAGAGAAAAAACTTTTCCTGATTTGAAATATAAATCATTGTTATATTATGATTTTTATTTACCTGACTATAATGTTTGTATTGAGTATGATGGTGAGCAACATTTCAAATCAATTAGTCATTGGGGAGGTGATAAATTATTTAAAAAATTGAAATTGAGAGATAATTTAAAAAACGAGTATTGTAAAAATAATAATATTACTCTGTTACGGTTAAAATATACTGAATCAGAAATTGATATTAAATATAAAATACAAAACATATTAATTTAAAATTTTTTATACAACAAAATTATGATAATAAAAAATAACATAGAAATAAAAACAACAAATAAAAATATTGAATATTATACCAGGTTGGGATATAATATAAAATCTGGTGATATTATAACAATAAATGTACATGAATTACCAAAAACATCAAAACAAAAAATTGAAGTTTCTTGTGATAATTGCGATGAAAAATATACAATATCTTATTTTTCATATTTGAGAAATATAAAAGAAGATAAAGTTTATCATTGTAAAAAATGTTCAGGAATAAGGAGTAAAGAGACTAATTTGAATAAATATGGTGTAATACATCCATCACAGTTAGATGAATTTAAAGAAAAAACACAAAACACAAATTTAAAGAAATATGGAGTCAAATATTCTATGCAAAATACTGAAATTAAAAATAAATTTAAAGCTACAATAAAACAGAAGTCATCAAATATTATATTTGAAAAATATGGTGTATATAGTCCAGCACAAAATAGTGATGTATATCAAAAGATGATGAAAAATGGCTTACACATTTATAAATTCAAAGACACAGATATTTATTATCAAGGAGAATATGAATTAGATTTTTTAAATAAGTATTTTGAAATAATAGAAATAAAAAGAGGAAGTTCTATAAAATACATTTTCAATAATAAAGAATTTATATATTTTCCTGATTTTTATAATGAGAAATTAAATTTAATAATAGAAATAAAATCATCTTATTGGTATGATAAACATAAAGATAAGAATATAGCAAAACAATTAGCATGTAAAGAACAAGGATATAATTTTATTTTTATTATTGATAAGAATTATGATATATTCAGTAAGATAGTAGAATCTATAACATACACTAAAGAACATTGTTGGCAGTATGACATTAGATTAAATACATTGAAAGATGATATCATAAAAATTGACTTTGATTATAAAAATCTTAAAATTTCTGACTTTAATTTTGAATTTATAGATAAAGATGATTCAAGAACAAAAGACATTGTAACG